CTAAGTTACCTCCCTGCGAATAATCTGCTTAAGTTCCTCAGCAAGAATAGAGAGCTGATGACTCTGAGTTTGATCTGCCGTTTGGCTTTGATTGCCTCTAATTAGAGCATCCTTGGAAAGGAGCTCTTCGGGGTTCTCTCCCCAGGCTCTAATGATTTCTTTTAATTGATCTATTCTGTTTGCCTGGGTTTTGGGGCGAATTACTAGGTTGGCAGCGGAATACATGTTTCTTAGAACTTCTATGCCTAAGCTTTGCACGTCTGCATAGGTGTCGATTGTTTTGCCCATCATGTACTTGATGATTTCCTCGTCGATTTTAGCGGCGCTGAGCTGAGTTCGGAAGAATTTTCGTAGGCTGTGTGTTCTTACGCTATACATCCAGCTGTTTGGAAGCTTTTTAGCGGCTTTTATTTCAACGGCAAGGTTGTGAACGATTTTTCGGATGGCTTTTTCGCTGACGCCTAAAACTCTGCCTGCGATGTATTTGTGTCTGATTAGTGGGGATTCATCGGTGAGCGCTTCGGGTGCTGCTGATCCTTTGCCTTGGCGGCGTTCTTCTATGTATAGTCTAAGGAAGTGGCTTGCTTCTGTGTTTAAGAATGTGTCATAGTCGTGGTATTTTCCTTTGGTGATTTCTGCTTCGACATGTATGTGTATGGGAATTCGGTTGGCTTCAAGGTCTTCTTTGACGTGACGGTATTTCAAGTGAGCAAGTGTGCCTTCTCGGAAGCCAGCGGTTGCAATGGCTGAGATTATGAAGCTATCACGTGCGTTGGCTTTGTCTATCATTTCGCAGAGTTCTTCTGGTTTTGGCGCTCGGTCTTTATATTTGACTTTTCTGCTAAGAGGGTCGTCGAGTTCTACTTTTTTTGCGCCATTGCGATAATAGAAGGCTATAACGGGTTTCATGCGGTTGGCGACTGCGCCGGGTGCGAGGCCTGCGTCTTGGAGGTCAGCTAGGTAATCGTTTAGGAAGCCGCAGTGGTTTTGCATTCTTAAGGGGTCGGGGATTGCGCCGACTGGTTTGACGTCTTCTATGATTGCGTCTGGGTTATATCCGAGCCATTCTGAGTATTTTTTGACGCCTGCTGCGTAGTTTCTGCAGCTGTAAGCTGAAGCGGAACAGTTACGTAGGAAGTGACGTGCTAGTTTTATCATGCTTTTGTATTCGAAGATATAGGGGATTAGAGCGGGTTGTTCACGAAGGCAGCTGCGTATAATGTAGTCTACGAGTCCTTTTTCGCCTACTGCCAAGATTTTGCTGAGTTCAATCGATATGGGGGTTTTGAGTTTCCAGCCGCCTGTGCTTTTTTCGATGATAACGAGGTTTGCTTGGAACATCAGAGGTAAATTGAGGCTTTTAAGGTCGTCGATGCTGAGGGTGCGAGTGTGGGTTATAGCGTTTGCTAGGGAGGTTGTCTTGCGTTGTATCAAGGGTTTTTCACTCCTAAAGTAGGGGAGTTGAGTTTTTCGCTTCTTTGGCGAGAAGCGCGTACTCGATTTTTATATAAGCCCCTTTTGCTTTTTAAAATCTGCTCAAAATCGGACTTATTCAGCTCAGCCATTGCTACAATGCAGTTTTTCAGCACCACAACACCATTGCAGCCGCTAAAACCCTGCAGAACAGGTCTATCACACTCAATAAGCATGATCTCATCATTCTCGTTTTTTACCCAACCTACAACTTCACGTATCACCGATTCAGTCGGCGGCGTCATTACATTCCGGAAGAAAACATGGTCCAAGTACTTGACATAGACGAGTCGGGGATTTTGGTCGCTGGCATCTGTTACAGCGGCTGGCTCGCAGGAAATTTCCACCCTAGCTACAACCATCTAAGCAGCAGTCTCCTGTTTACGCTTCAACCTGAGCAGCTCAATTCTGCAGGTCAGGCATACAATGGCGAAATCTACAGGCAGCTTCTTGGCGTTTGGCATGTCTTTGCCGCAGAAGCAGCAACTAAAATGCAGTGACTCTCGGGGTTTGCTCATTTGGGTCACCTATTCGACCTGGCGTACTGCCGCTTTTTGGGTATCTATTTGTTCCATGCGTATCCGGGCTGCTTCACTGAAGAAGTCGGCAACGCTTCGGTACTGCTGGTTATCCTCGATGAAGTGCTCAACTTTACGGTATAGTTGCTTACTGATGCTTACTCCCTTGAAGTTTTGGTTTTTTCCCGGCGTTTACCCACTCTCATATGGTAAATATACCACATACCACAAGTTACAAGCGATAAATTAATAATATTTATGGCATAATTAAGGGAAATAACTCCCATAACACCTCAAAACAACGTATTGTTTATTAACATAAACCCGTAAATTTTTTATGGCACATATGCCACATAGTACAACGCCGGATAAATGAGGAGGAAGGTATGCCAAAAAAAGACGCCGATTATAAAGGAGTAAGCCTTAAAAGAGAACTAGTCGAACAAATCGAACAACTCGTAGAAGAAAACAAACAATACAAAAGCGTAGCAGACTTCCTGCACGAAGCAGCACGCCTACGAATAGAAGAAGTAAACAAAACCAAGTCACGCCCACGCTTTGAGCACTTCAACATAAACGACAGCGGCGTACGAATCACCGACCGCAAAGTCGGCATGATAGCAGAAATCTACTTCAAACCCCAAGGAATATTCTGCGACCTAGACAAAAGCAACACATGCGAACACATAGACTTCGCACTAACCGTACCCGCCATACAAGAAATAATCCGTAAAAGAGTAAAAGAAGGCTGGAAACTACCTGAACCAAGCAGTTAACGGCAAAATCGCCGTCTTTTTAGTTCGCTGCACCTTAATTTCCCAAAAACAAATAAACAAACCCAAAAATATTGAATTAAAGTGAAAAGAGATGGCTAAAGAAAGAGAATGTTGGATTTGCCACCGTAAACTAAGCGAGGTTATAGAGGCAGGCAATAAGATTGGCTATGATCCGATCATTCAGGAAGAAGACGCTAAAGAAGTAGAAAAAAACGCCATGTTTAAAGTGGATGTTTCAGGCCGTAAGGTTGACGTCTGTGCAATTTGCCGCGACATTATTTTCGAGATAGCCCGAGACAACCTCATGGATGCCCTCAACAATGGAACAGGTGACTATAGAGACGATATAGTTACATACAAGGATATGGAAAACGCAACGCTTGAAGTGCACCTCGGAGAAGCTCCAATCCATAAATCAAAGTCAGCCGGTAGACCAAAGGGTCAGCCTACAAATAATCAGGCTAAAAAAGAGTAGAGCTGCTAAACAGCAGCCTTTTTAGTTTCACAAACTGACGCTGGACCCATTTTCCGCTTTTTGATAATACTATAGGCCTTCATGAACAGCACAGTAAAGACTGAGGGCGCTAGCATAGTTATTGTTGGTTCACCTGCAAAGCCGATACTAACCATGGCAGCCACCTGGACAGCTAATGTTGTAAGGAACTTTTTTGCATCAAAGGGTTCACCGCTAGATGAGAGCCCTAATGTGGAGTACATCAAGGTAATGACGATGGAGACCAAATAGGGAAAATACGGGCCAAGCAATATTTGTAGATCCAAGTTTTCACCTGCTATGCTGCTCAGTCGTTTGAGTTTTAAAAGTTCACATATTAGAGAGGACGACGAAGGCACTGTGAGCAGAGGGTGGAGTAGTCTAGCTGTGAGAAAAGGTCTATTGCTTGAAGTTACTGGTTTTTCGATGCCTACGATAAAGCAATATGCAAGCTAAAGAGATGAATACAACTGAGATAATTACAGCCACCACAAGCAAGTTTGATAAGGATTTGTTTTCTTGAATTGTGAAGCTGATTGTTCTTGAACTACCCTGATTGTCATATCTGTCAATAGCATAGACTGTGATATTATGTGTACCAAGCGATAAATCAGTGAGTGTTAGATTACCCAATATGGTCTCATTCTGCTTTCCATCCAAACTATAGCCAATCCATGGAACCTGTTTGTTAAGTACAAAATCTACACTTACATTTCTGACTGAATAAGTAACGCTCTTTGGATTGATAAGTTCAATAATTGGCATTATAAGCCAATCAGGAACAACTTCTTCGACAGTGGAAAAATTGAATGGTCTTATTAGAGGATATCTGTCAAGATGGGTAGTGTCTAAGTAGAAAGGTGAATCACCCAAGCCATCGCTGTTGTTATCCTCTCCTTGATATGTATTCCAATAATTACCTTCTTTGCCATTATCTAAATAGTCGGTAATATTTGACATAGACATTGTCCACATTTGATAATATCGATTGTCTACAAAGTTGTTATTGACTAAGAAGCTAAGGTTACCGTTTGGGTTTATGATAGCGTTGCGTGAGTTTATAGTCCATTCATTGTTGGCAATGTAGTTTGCATACATGATGCTGTCTGCACTTGGAGAAATACCTATTCGACAATAAGTGACATTATTCAACATAGCCTTGTTGCCATAACCGATTAAAATTAAACCATCCCCAAAGTGGTCTAAAACATTTTTGCACAAAACATTATTGTTACCATTAACTTTAAACGCACCATACTGTGCATCAACGCAGAAATTACTATAAAAGTAGCTTTCATCTGAGACTGCAGAAAAAGAACCCCTGAATGTATTGAAGGATACTATGTTATATTGACCAGCGAAATTAACGTCTCCATTGCTAATTTTATTTAATGTAAAGTTGCAATGATTTCCAGCAATATTTATGGGTCTTGATGATAATGTATTGTTTACTATTTTGTTATTAGACCCCAATACTGTTAGAGGAGCTGATATGAAGTTGCTCTCTATTTTGTTATTGTTTCCAGTAATGTTAATGTCACCGCCTGTAGTTGAAATTGTGAGACCAGAAAGAACAAAATTATCAGCATGGACAGCCATAGCTCTGTCGTACCAAATTGCTCTGTATAGGTCTGGAAATTCTTGGTACAATGGTTCATCATGTTTTTCAGAATTCAAATTTATTTTTGTTGATTCAGGTTTTTCACCTATTAAAAAAATGGATTTTGTAATTTTAAGCTCATTTTCGGCATAGGTTCCACTTCTAAGATAAATGGTATCTCCGTTTGTAGCATTTTGTATTGCAGAGGAAATTGTAGGAAAATCGTCTGGAACAAGTAATGTTTTGCTTTGGGCTTTGACATTTATGGGTTGAACCGTAGCTAAAGACAATAGGAATAATACAACAAGCAGTAAAGTCAAAGTTTTTTTGATTTTACCCATATTCATCTAGTGCCAATTGAAGCGATTAATAGTTTACTCATTGACTAAACAGAGGGTGGGTATACACCCATCCATGGGAAAAGGTCTATTGCTTCAAGTACGTGGTTTTTCGATGCCTTCTAAAAAGCAACAGCACTAAAACAACAATAATAGCTAAAAAGACGGCAATAACGGTAACTAATGTACTCAACGGCAAAACAATTGGGTCACTTGGTGAAGTAGTTATAGTTGGTGTTAAATTCATAGGATTTGTTGGATCTGATGATGGGGAGGGACTTGGCGAAAAGGTATACACTGGCGCTCCAAGTGTTACTGTTTGGGTGTTGCTCCATCCGCTTTCTTCCCCATAGAAAGTGTATATGTATACTGTCCAGAGTATGTGTTCTCTTGCCGGGTCGGGGGCGCGGGTTGTATACCCAACTAATGCCTCAACTTGGATATCCATCTCTCCTTCAACCATATTCCAGTATAATGTGAAGCTTATCGTTGTGTATTGGTCGTCTGGATTTTGTGTTGGATATCCATAAGCCCTGTAAGGATCAATAGTTCCAGAATTTGCCCACTCAGATCGTTCTCCAAACAACGAAGTCCATTCTTGCCCAAATGAGCCTTTGTACCGTACATTGTATAGTAGGTTGATATTGTTGCCGTTCTGATCTGTGAATGGAGTGAAAGGTTGATTCTTGATTTTTATTTCTATCGTTCTATTATCCACATGTTCGCTTGGTTTTGTTATCACAGTCTTCCCTGTGTATTGGTCAACATCATAAGTCGGGAGGGTATCGTAAGAGCGGTCAACATATTTTACGGTAAATTCAGGTGCAGATGGTTTAGGTATTGTTTGAGCACTTGTAGGTTTAACAGTCAGCAAGGTTAGGCATGACATAGCGATGATTAGTATGAGGAGTAATGCATAGGTCTTGTTTATGTTGCCCATAACATTGCGGGTGGTATAATACAATATAATGTTTCCTTAAATGCAACCGTAACTGCACTTGATATAAAATCGAACAGTAGAGGTTGAATGGGTTAGAGCGGCCTATGCTGCCCTTCGCCTCTGCAGGCAAGTTGCTCTTTTAAGATTAAAACTTGTACCATTGACTCTTTGACATCGGCTAGCTCAGCCTCTAATCTTCTAACGTCAGCGCTAAGCTCCAGCACCAACAACGCCGCAGCTTCAAGCTGGGCGCCCGTGTTAACGATATGGCGGTCTTCCCAATCCTTGCGGTGCTCAGGACAGGGTTCAACTGCAGATTTCCCGCAGGTGCAGAGTATGTTTTTGCCGGTTTTGTCTTTGAGATCATAGGGCATATGGCGCCAGCTTTTGGTTGTTTCATGAGTGAGGATTTCCTCGGCTAGCTCTCTGCTTTGGATTTTGCGGTCAACAAGTTTGTCGCTTAGGACTCGCTCGCATGCGAAGGTACCCGATGCCTTATACCACATGCTGTTAACTCCAACGACGTTCCAATAAGTGGTCGTGTTGCCCACTTGTCCACTGTCAGCGCCTCCAGATGGGTATAGGTTAGCATGCCCACTTGGGTGAAGTGCCGGAGCATATCTACCTGCTGGGTCAACATACATCGGGTCAGCGCCTGCGCCTTGAGCTTCAAGCACATAGCCAGAGGTACCCCGGGTCATCCCGGCTAGCTGGAGACGCCCATTGTTATCGACTGTTGCAATGCCTGCGACAGTGATGCCGTTTTTAAGATGCAACGCCCCAAACCGTTTAGCGTTTCCAGTATCACCCAAGTCCTGGCCGCCGTCAGAGTTGGGAAGAATTTTGCCGGTTGCAGAGTATAGAACGAGGCTGCCGTCATAGGCTACTATGAAAAAGTTTGTTCCGTCATGGCCAACGGCACCATCGAGATTAACGTCATCGTAGAAGTTTATAACAGCGTTGGTTGCGTCTACTTCTACTTTTTTGGTGCCTCGTATGATGCTTTCGTGAGTATGAGCTGCTGGGGTGTAACGTCCGTTAGGGTCAACGTACATTGGGATAAAGCCGGCGCCTTGTGCCTCGATGATTTTGCCTGCAGTGTCTCTTGGGAGTCCTGCCATGGTTACTCGGCCATTGGTGTCGACTGTTTGGATCCCTGCTACCCAGATGTCGTTTTTTAAATGCAGAGAACCGAACCTGCGCAGGAGCACAGTATCGCCTAAGTTTGCGCCACCGTCAGTCTCAGGAACGATTAAGCCACCGTCAGAGTATAGCACCAAATTACCGGCATAGCAGCTGAGGATCCCGTTTGAGCCGTCGTGCCCCAGAGCGACTTTGAGAGCTGCCGCAGTAATGAGGTTTAGGACAGGAGCGGTTTTCTCGATCTCTACGTTGCTTGTGAAGTGAGAGGCACCCTGTATCATCCTGCCCGTTTGAAGTGGAATGCCTCGCTTACCGATCTTTGTCCTGCTCAGGCGCTCGACGTTAGGGGAATGGCAGCGCAGACCATACATGAAGTCAGCTAGCTTCGGGGGTTGCCTTCCAAGCTCCAAAGTTATCTCAAGCTCAGTAGGGCTCTCCTTGGGTATGCGGTACTCAGCGCTTTCAACTCTAAAGTCAGCATCGACGTTCTCGTTTGGGAGATGAACGTGCAGCATATCGCCGCCCAACATAGGGTCTGTACCGTAGTCCAGCAGCGTACTTGCTAGGTGAATGTGCTCAGCTGGGTCTTTTAGCTCATCGAGCAGCGAGTTTGCCCTGCGATCGCATTCTTCATCGCTCCAGAGTTCCTCGTCAATCTCCACGTATTCCCTTAAGCCGTAGGCTGCTTGGCTAGCTGCATCCTGTTCAATTGCAGAGAAGCGGCGCCCGCCCACATAGAGACCATGCACCCAAAAGTTACCCGTTCCAACGCCGGGGAACCCAAGCGAGACTCTAATTTTAAGGATTGATGTCCAGTCAAACCCTGCATCTACTTGCTCCCATTGAGGGGCATATGCGCTTCCGCAGCCAGTCTCGAGGATATGCCAAGCTGCATCTGGAGAAATAGAGATTGTTTTTGAGGCATATTTACCGGTTGTGTCCTGCAGCAGGATAGAGCCCGTTCCCGAGTAAGTGTCCTGAGCTTTGAGCTGCAGCGCAATTATCGGGTAGAGGTTCATGTTTGGCTCGTGCCCTGCAGTGAAGTTCAGGTCAACAACGCCGGCATAATTAATTGCCGATGCTAGCTTGATGCATGCCCCGCCATCCGGAGCACCTGCACCCTCGAGGCTAACGACGCCTATTGAAGCTACCCATGCGCCGTCTGCAGGTGTTAGACTGCGAGTCCAGCTGACTTTATCGGATGGATAGCTCTTGTCAGCCAGCCCATAAACTTTAATGTAGTTACGCACTCGGGCGATGTCTTTTTCGTACTCTGCTACGTCATCGATGTTCTCAACAATCACCGTTGCGTTACTCTTGCTGCCTTTGGGGAAAAACTCAAACTTGCCATCCGGCGCTACTCTGAAATCAAAGCCGATGACACCTGCTTTGTCAGCTGATTCAGCGATATATTTGAGGATATCCCAAACGGGCGAGTCCTCGTATTCCAACTCTGAATAGGTTGTATCTGTGTTTTCGACAAGCTCAACAGCTGCCCTGGTATGACTGAGTCCTGCGTAGGAATCCATCAGATCCTTAACGATTGCCTCACCCTTCAGGCCTGTGTAGGTTGCTGAAACTGTCCTGCGGAATAGCCGCTCACCCCAGCAGCGCCCGGAAATAACGACGTAGTTTTCTTGGGGAGTGCTCTGATAGCGAACGTTCTCAACTCGCAGGGTTAAAAGTAGAGGGCAGTTTGGCGTTCGCCCCAAACTTATGGAGCCGTCGAGACCTACTGCGATCTCATCGGCTGCGCCGGGGCTATATTTTGAGTCCCAATTCTGCAGTGTCAGTTCATAGCTGCTTACTTCCTTGCTACAGCCCAAATGCACTAGCAGCTCGATTAAGTCTGTTTGGGGAGGGGTGACAGTGCCAAAAACAAGCGTCACAAGGGGAGCTGCAGGCTCAGACATCTTATTCTACCCCACGTCGTAGCAGCTCTGCATCGCCGGCTCTTGTAATACCTTTTACTCGCGCGGGAGTCTCAGCTGAGGCACTATTGAAGTTCTGCACGCTAGCCGTGGCAGTGTTCATGCTGTTGGCGAAGGCGTACATAGCGACGGCTGCTGCAGCGATCACTGCAATGCCCACTCCGGTCAATGCCAGGAAGGTTCCATAACTGATGTTTAATGCGTTCTGTACTGCAGTGGCGAAGGCGCATGCTGCAGCGTAGACTTTATGCGCTACGGCTAGCCCTGTTTCCGTTCTCATAAGAACGCCAATGACTGAGACGAGCATCATGGCGCCGTTGAAGACTTTAGTTTGCTCGTCATTCAGAATTCCGAACATATTGGCAAGATATCCAATAGAGGCGCCAGCTGCACCGATACCAGCTAGGGCTGATCCAAAGCTTTTGAGTCGAGCTGTGAGTGCCTGAGCGTCTGTTTGGATGCGATTAAACTCGTTACTAGCTCGGTTTACTGCTCGGATGGAGAGGACTATTTCTCTGAAACTCATAGGCCTGCACTACTCTTTGCTTGCTCGATTGCACCTATAATATTTGCTTCCAACTCGGGCAGGAACTCCTGCACGGCTGGATACAGAAACGGTTGAGAACGCATATACCGGGTACCCATCTCAACAAAGTATGCATAGGCCGCCCTTGCACCAACCTCAGCGACCCAGTCTTTGACTTCAGCATAAACAGTACTCCGCAGATAGCCCGTGCGAACTGGTGCTCTCCGGGCTGCTTCCGCGGCTAGCCGTTTTGCCCAGTCATACAGCCAAGCCCGCACTTGCTCTTGGAGTTCCCTATCAAAAGTCTGTACTGCTGTGATGAATTCATCGACGCCTTTAACATCAAATGCTATATCTACCGACATTTGCGTTTTTCCTGTTCTGCTTTTTCTGCCTCTGCCTTTGCCATCTCATCAAGCGTCTGCAGGATGATTGAGAACTGCACTATCGTTTGACGGCTCGTTTTGTTATACTCGTCTTCCGTCCAACCGAAGCGTTCACAGATCACAAACTTTGTCAGGAAGGCGTTGGGTTGTTTTCTGCGGATGGCGAGGATAAAAAACGCTGCTCTTCCATCTCGATGCCATTGACTTTGTCGTAGGCTTCCTGCAGTTTGATACTTAGGCCATAGGGGAGGCGCCCTTGAACTACGAGGTCTCTGTTGAGCGGTTTTGAGTCTGGTTGGTGGACAAGTGCCAGCCAGAGGCATTCCCGGTTAACTTTTAAGATATCTTGTTTGGGCACCTTGCCGACTGCATCCATGTAGCTTACTAGGAGCTTTTCATATTCGCCTTGGGTAATCTGGCGGAACTCGTAGGCTCCTTCAAATTGACTGCCAAAGCGCTTGTCGATTTGGACTGGTTTAGTTTCTGCCAATTTATTCACCTGCTACACGATATTTCGGGTTTGGTTTTTAAAGGCGCCCATATCGGTCTATGCGATGGTTAGGCCTGTTGCATCAAACTCTGCGCGGACTGCGATAAGGTCATCGAGGAGTCTTTCATGATGCACGTTTGACCACTTGGCGCCGGTAAACGTTGCGAGTACTGCACCGCCAAGTCCAAAGGTCAATGTTTGCGCTGTATCTGCGAGCATTGCGTCCATCTCTGCTTTACTCTCGAATTCGAATGTGATTTCACCAGAGAGGGAGCGCTGGCCAAAGGGTACATACTTTGCTAGAGCTGAGCTGGCACCTGTGCGTATGACTGGTACTTGCCTAGCGTTGTTGACTATGTCAAATTTCCAGCCGACAACACGATCATCGGTAGCGCCTGCGATGGTGACTGCTGATTCGTTGAAAGCTACTGCGCCTGTATGGTCTGTGTAGGTTGCGCCTGCGATTTTAGCCGTGCCTGTAGCCATTTGTTGCCCAACCATTTCGAGGGTTGCTTTTACGACGTCGTCGATGTCGCAGCTGACTGTTGCTTTGTTGATGCGCATGTAGGTGTAGAGGAAGCTCAGGATGTCGGTTGCTGTAGCAAAAGCACCTTTGTAGTAGAGTACCTGTACGCTCAGGGTTTTGTCTAGATCTCTCTTGGCATACTGCAGTAACTCGATGGGTGCAGCTGAAGGTAGGGGGTAGGTGACTTTTAGCGTTGGGTTTCGCATACCTTTTTTGAGTGCTACGACGTCGAAGTTACCGCCTGCTCTGAGAGGTATGTTTCCGACGTCCATGCCTACGTCGAGCGTTTCATGGGGGATGCCTAGCATTGCTGGGTTGTTGGGTGTTGTTCCTTTGTTTGCTTCTAGGATGTAGTAGATGCGTTCTTGGTCTAGTCCATAGGTTTCAACCATTTTTCTTCACCGTTACCGTTAAGTTATGCTCTCGATCAGCCAGCCTCTTAGCAGGAATGTAGTCTTGTAGAGGGGGGGCTTGACGTCGACGACGTCTTCATTTGCGTAGCTGACGACGTCGCAGTTAGTTAGGCCTTTGACTTGAATAACACACTGCACGAAATCGCAGTATAGAGTCGTTGCAGTTCCGGCGCTGGGGTTGGTTGTTCTTGCTAGAACCCAGCAGTAGCCATCGGAGTCAATGTAGTCTGTGAGACCTGTTGTAAGCGTAATTGTCAGGGTTTCTTTAGCGCCTGAGGTACCTGTTGCAGCGTTTGTCCATGCGTCGGTTGTATCGTTCCAGACCTGGAATGTGACGCCGTTCCCTCCTGCAGCAAGCCCATAACCGACGAATGTAAGGACAATTTGTTTAATGCAGGTCTCGAGAGGCTGCAGGTCAGTATTTGCCTTTTTACCAATCTTGAAGCGGAAAAGCATCTGGGGGTACTGTGTAGCGATGGACGTTGCCTTTGAATGGAAGATGTCGTCGTTGCTCCAGATTTTAGCATAGTTTGATGCGCTGAGTTCTGCCCAGGCAAGGCTCGATGGTGACTGTTCTGAGTTAGCAGCTGCGTCTAGGGCTTTGTGAGGGTCCCCTTCTGGATAGCCAAGCGTGTAAAAGTTGTATGTCGTCTCGTAGGGAATTTGGCGGCATTCTCTTAGGATGGCGTAGAGCTGCTCGCTCATTTTGTCCCTTAGCTTTCTGCCCGGATCAGCTGTGCTCATCTCTTTATTTGTGCAGACGCCGACAACTTTGAGATGCGCAACCCGCTGCCGAATTGTCCCTGAGAGGTTTAGCCGTCTATCCTCGTTTGACTGTAGGCTGCAGGTGATTTGGGCGTCTTTATCTTTGAGGAGCTCTCGATCATAGTTTTCTTCACTGCACTTGATGCTTGCTCTGGCTGCGTTGTCTTTAACAACAACTATTCGGTTATCGATTAGTCTGAGGATTGTTGACATGGGGTTTTCAGTTACGCTCAATTGTTCTGTAGCCTCCGCAACTCTGACTTATAGCAAACCGGTTGGTTTTCTTGGATGACTTTTTGCACTGTCTGGACTTCGTAGTCGCCGCCTCTGCGCCTTATCTTATCTCTCGGTCGCACAGGTATGAGTGAATACATCTGCAGGTAGTCAGTGATGATGTATCCAGCTTCAAGGTAGGTTTCTTTGACGTCAGCGTTCTTAATGACTGCAGGTATAGCGAGAGCTGGTGCGTAGGTTGTGGTGTCGTCTGCTTGTTCAACTGAGAAGAGCTGCACTCGTTCGCCTTCACTCTCGAGCATTAAGCTAAAATCTGTCCATGGCAGGCTGTAGTTTATGAACATGCGAGCCACCCACGCGACTTCTGTTACTGCCTTCTGGGGTGTTATAGGCGAGTAGTCAGTGTATATTGGTCCCCAATAGAGGAATTCATCCGGGTATTTGTTGACTATTTGGTATGCGAGCTCATAGCTGGGTTTGTCTCCAACTTTGCGGATGCTCTCGAGGATCCCTATTGTGACGGCGTCATAGTAGGCACAGTCCGGGGCTTTGGTGACTACATTGATATATCCAGGCCAGCAGACGCAGGGCTGATAAGCTGGATAGGTGCCGTTTTGTGGGATGCTCTGGATGAAGTCATAGACTCGCTGTACTGTTTCGCTGAAATCCTCGTAAGTGTAGAGCCCTAAGAGCGCATAGCTTACCGGGTCATCGTAGATTTGCTCATCTGATAGCCCTATACGGTACCAAACGCCTAGTCCGGATGGCGGGGGCTGATAGTAGAGGTAGAAGTCCTCAAGGCCGTCTCGATAGAAGTCAACCATGTCCTCCATAATGGCATTATACCGTGCTGCGTTGGCTTTGTCGTAGACTCGAGCTAGCATACTTAGCCCTATGAGGTCATAGAGGTCTTCAATCATGAAAACGGTGCTGTAGGCGTCGGCGTCAGTAACATATTGGGCAAGACCACCATAGTATGTGTCTGTTAGGCCTGTAGTGGCGATGTCGTGTTGCATGTTATAGAGGAAAGTGTAGCCTGCTAGCTTGGCTGCGTTTAGGTAGTCGACGTCATTGGTTAATTGGTAGGCTTTAAGGAGAGCCGGGATGCAGCGCCCACTATCAATTGAGTAGTAAGCAACAGAAGCTTCTGCGCTTTTGAAGCCACCGTATGCTTTGAGAGCTGCGTTTGTGCATTGCTGAGTGACTATGAAATCGGCTAGCTCTACGATGCGAGCTAAGATTGCTGCCTTTGAGCTGCTGAACTGTCCTGCAGAATAGGCCTCATAGAGATATTCAATTGCAAAGGATGCAGCAAAGGCGGCACGCCCAAAGCTTGAGTCAGGATGGTCGACTACAGCGCTTTTTGCTATGTAGTAGGTGTTCTGCAGGTTATTTTTCATTGTGACAACATTACCGAGAACTGAATCAACTTCGTTCCATTCGCTGTGTGCACTGTCCTTTATCCAGACCGGCATATCAGCGGCAAATAGAGAGCCATCCTCAACAGTGATGTCTTTCTGAGCAGCTGGTGCATCTAGAGTAACATCAGCAGTGGCGACATAGAGCCATTCGCCTATGTAGAAAACGAAGTCATGATAGTTCTGCGGTACCGTGCCCAGGCATTAACCTCTCCTTGCAGTGACGTCGACGGATAACATGGCCACTTTTCGCAGTTGCTCCATAACTGCATCATTACTAAGCAGGTCAGCCGGTTGGAAGCTAATGTCGCCAACGCTTTTAGAAGTCAGGTCTTTCATGCTGTTATAGACTGCGCGGATTCCAAGCCAAAACTTACCCCTGTTCTTGCTGTCTAGGCGCAGCGTTTTTGTTCCTGAGTCACCGCTCATATTGGGTAAGTCAGCTCCCAAGGAGTTCATGATGTCAATAGTTGCATCAGCCATATCCTCTGTAGACTGATTGGAGATAGCAGTTGGAATCTTTAGAGTTGACTTGATGAGCTCTGCGTTGATGGTGATACTCATTTTAAGTCGCCTTTACTCCAACAAGGAAAAGAACACAGCGCATGTTAGTGCCGGCATTGGTGCAAGTAGCTTGATTGTTGGCTGTAGTGCACGTCAACTCTGTTGCGTCCGTCTTGCGTACTAAAGTGGCAACTTTGATGTTTTCTGCAGAAGACAGCTCCCCAATAGTAACGGTGTCGTTTTGGCTCATCTCGACGTCAACTTCCATCCACATGTAAACCTTGACATCCGACTGCTTGTTAATTTGATACGTACGGTCGACCAATTGTTTAGCCTCAAAAGCCAGTTCTCAATCTATCCTGTTTTTAATTTTTCGATGAAGTCTGGAACGGCCCCGAAGTGCGTTAATTTGTACAAGGAATGCAGGTTCATTTTACAGATATAATATATTTCTTAAAAATAATAAGCACCTTCTTGGATAATACTTTAGGGGTCAGTTGTTAGA